CTGGGGGGTATCAACAATAGATAACCCCCAATAGTCGTAAAATATCTTTCTATAATTTTTAGATATTTTTGAGATAGTCATTAAATGCTCTTACTGCATTTTGGGTCAAAGTATCTATATCCATCGCTTGAAAATGACCGCTACCCATAGAACGACCAACAACACCAGTTACGAAAATATCCATTCTCTGAGTATCATTTTTATTTATACCATTTACTATAGGCATAGGTCTTGATTGTTGCCCGCCAGTTGGCAGAGCATCATCAAGTGTATGATTATCAACAATAGATACATCTTTGACATTAGTATATGGATTGCCGCCTTTTGATGTTTTTACATTTATAACTGTAAAATTTATTGCATCGCCAGACTTAGGCATAGGGTTCATAACTTTTCCCCTGTAATATAATCTAGTGCCATCGACTAAATCTATTGCGTAGTTTGGTTTTCCATCTTCGGTATTATCAAAGACTTTATCAACTATATTCGACATTGTAGTTTCTCCTTATTATTATTTGTTAATTACGTTATAGCCTCGACCCTCTAAACAATTATTAATTAAATTTTGTCTAGTGTTTAATTTGGGCGATAGCCATAACACTCTCCAACGAAGACTATTATACACTACTTTTGATTGATCAACAAAAGCATTGGTATTATCTTCAACTAAAGATTTACAAGTATAATAGTCATCGTGGTATCGTTCCGCTGTCCCCTCAACATTAGCGGAACTTTTGCCCCTACTATCTACTATAGGTTTGGTGCTACACCCAGCAAGGAACACAGCACCACATATTAGTAAAAGCAAAACTATTGATACCCTAAAAAGAGACTTATTAGTAGTTTTCTTTTTGGGTAAAATTCTCTTAACACTATACAGAGGAGTCTTTTTTCCATCTGTAGAGTAACCAATTACTTCTCTATGGTCTAAACCATAAGGAAATAAAGTTTTTGATTTTTTAACTTTTTTCATAAATATACCTCACTTTTGGTTTTAGGTCTGAGTTTGATCTATTAGGTCTATTACTCCAACCTTTGCAATTTTTAGAATAGCTAATATCTTTATCTTTTTTAAAACCAGCAAATTCTAAATACTTCCCTTTTTGCCCTTTGTGTATGTAAGTTATTATTTTATTAAATTTATACCAGCCACCAAACTCTTTGATTGCCTCTTTTACAAAATAACTAGGTAATGTAAAACCATCTTTTAAAGGATTAAAATTAGGCAGAAAACAAATTCTAGTAATTTCAAAAATATTTTTATCTTTGAACCTAGCAACTGGATTACCTATTGATAATATTCCTAAAATTTTACCTAAAGAATATAGCATAGGGTCTCCGTTATCATCTGCTTTCCAAACAAAATCATCGCCCTCATAATTACTTGGATATGCTTTATCAAACCATTTGGTAAACAAGTCATCATAATTATCGTAATGAGACACTGGCTCATAAGAGCCAGTATCTTTAATTAAAATAAATGATTGTTTATGACCTACTGGTGGTTTGTTAGTTAGATGAAAACTATCATAAAGAACTTTAGCTAAAGGGAAATGTAAATGTTCAACTCTAGTCATTTTTGTGCCTTTTGTGTATCTCCATGCACAACTTTTTTTATCTAAACCATGTTTGCTCATTATTTACTCTCCTTAATTACTAGTTTCGCACCTATCTCACAAAGACCATCATAATATCTTTCACTTAGATGATCTCCAGAGTACCAGTGTCCAAACTCATGGATTATCAACTCTAATATATTTTGTTTGTTGTTAGTTAGGTCAAACCATTTCTTACCTAACATCTTATAAGAGAATTGTAGGTCGCCTCTACCATAAGTTGCTAAAGCACCATTACCATCGTGAATACTTACAGAACAAGAAGAGTTAAATAAGTATAAATGCAATTCTTTAGCATAAGCTATTACCTCTTGCATTCCATCAGTATAGGTATCAATTTCTTTAGCACCTCCAGTTAGATTTGGACTTGCATATTTGCCAACTGAACCAGATGGTCGAGCAAAGTCTTTATGCTCTTCTCTAGTTCTTTTGATATTGTCCCAGACCCTAGAGTTGAAACTACCACCAGTAATAACATTTACATCATCTGCAAATGCTTTTTTGTTAGCCTCATGGTCAGACATATCAAAGACAACAGCGTCCTCACCATACCTAGATTCAACAACATCTTTGACTGCATCAACATCAGCATTTTCAAGAGCCTCAGTTACCCAAGCAGATTTAGCTTGCTCATCAGTCAAATCAGATGATGTATGATTGAGTACATAAGTCTTTAGCTTTTTAAGATAGCTAGGACTTACATTGTCTCTATCTTTGTTAAGAGGTATCTTTTGATCTACATTGATTGAAAAACCAATATCAGTTTCAACTACAG